GAAATAGACTATATGATATAATAGATTTAATTATAGAATGTAATGATATTTTGTTTGATAAAGTTTATGTATTTCAGAATGAAAAAGATCATCATCAATTAATATGTACATACAATGTAGAGTTAACAGATGATTATATAGACAATGCAAGAGATACAATTTCGTTACATAGAAAGAAACAGACTAATACTTTATATACTATTAATGCTCTTAACGAAATAATTCGGAAAGAGAATAAAGGGGTTTTAGATAAAACTTTTCCCGTACCTTGGGAAAATTATCATAATTCACTATTACTTACAAATGAAGAAGGTATTAACATTATTCCTACAAGGATTTATACTATTATTGATGTTAATACGTGGGATAGAACAACTGTAATTTAAATAAAATAAACCAGTATTTTGGGAAATTAGACTTATATATATAGTATCAGACCATAGTATATATGGTTGTGTTTTTTGAAAATTTGAAATGGGACGCATCAGCAGGCATGTTGATGTGGGGTTGACTGAATAACAGGTTTCGATAAGGGCTTGTAATGTATCCCGATTCTTCTTGTGGTAGAAGAGTATTCACCTAAATGTTGGTAATACTGGATGACAATCTATGAGGGAGTTTGAGTCAACACTTACTTGAAAAAGTAGCCTACTTTTTCGCTTCACTGGGAGTACCCGAAAGGAAGTCTCCCCGTAAACTGGCCGAATAAACCAATCTTTGAGGGTTAAGGCATTTGTTTAGAAGTTGTATTCGCCTCAACGATGTTAATAGCATTGAGAGAGAATCGTAGTAACTTTCGGAAACAAAGTGTGAAGGCAAAAATCAGAGTGATTCAATGTGGAATGGCTTTTCCACACCCCCAAAATTTCAAAACTCGGAGGATAACCGATGACATAAGTATAATACACTAAACAGAGACGAGGTTTGACAGTACCAAAAAGACTGTTGGTGTAAAACACCTAAAAGTTTAGTGTATCGGATGGTATCTAAAGAGGGACGGCGGCGGGCAAAAGTTTTAAAAGTGGCTCAATAATTTTCAGTTTCCACCAAATTAACAGACTTGAAAATAACGGGCCACTTTTTTTTATATATTAAAGGATGCGGATAAAATGGGAGAACATTTAAAAGTGAGTGAAAAACCTAAAAGATTTTGCTCAGATTGTAATAGAGAAGTTTATCAAACAGTTCATCGGAATGAAGGTTATTATTGTGATTGGTACTCCAAAGGTAGTAAGATTTTTTGTGTGAATTGTTATGAAAATACCGTGGTATTTAAGCATACTTCTTGATATATATTACTGTAAATGGTTACACTAGGTAATCATTGAAAAATACTAAATAAATAATAAATAATAAGGAGATATCAAATGGATATTAACGCAATCAAGAAAAGATTAACTCAACTTCAAACTACGAATACTCGTACTTCAAATCTTTGGAAACCTCAACCAGGCAAAACCTTAATTAGAATAGTACCTTATAAATTCAATAAGCAAACACCGTTTATTGAACTATTTTTTCATTATGATATTGGCGGTAAGAGTTACTTATCACCAATCAGTTTTGGTCGTCCAGATCCAATTGAAGAATTTGCTGATAAACTAAAGTCATCTGGTAATAGAGATGATTGGAAATTAGGTAAAAAGTTAGAGGCAAAAATGAGAACTTTTACACCTGTAATTGTTCGTGGTGAAGAAAAAGAAGGAGTAAAATTCTGGGGATTTGGTAAAACAGTTTACCAGGAACTTCTTTCAGTTATTGCAGATCCAGATTATGGTGATATTACAGATCCTGTAAATGGTAGAGATGTTGGAGTCGAATTTAAAACAGCTGAAGAAATCGGCGCTTCGTTTCCTAAGACTACTATTAGAGTAAAACCTAATCAAACACAAATAACAGAAGATGCAAAGGAACTTGAAACTTTGTTAAATTCACAAAAGGATATTCGTGAAATTTATAACGAACAAACTTATGATGAATTAGCAGAAGTTTTACAAAAATGGTTAAATCCTTCCGATGATGATACAGAGGAAACCGAAAAACCAAAGAGTTCTGAAAAGTCTTCTCCAGTTTCAACATTACAAAGTAGCACAACTACTTCTGATGCATCTGCGGCATTTGATGACCTCTTTAATAGTTAAAGAGGAGAATTTAAATGTCTGTAAAAGATGAATTGGCAAGTTCTTTAGCTGATAATCTTAACAAACAGTTTAAAGATACCAAAGTTGCTTATTTTTTAGACGGTTCTGATACAACTCCTACAGATATAAAGGATTTTGTTTCAACGGGATCAACTCTATTAAATTTAGCAATTTCGAATAAACCTAATGGTGGTATTGCAGTAGGAAGAATCACAGAAATTAATGGTTTAGAATCGAGTGGTAAATCTTTAATTGGTGCTCACATTCTTGCGGAAACACAAAGAAAAGGTGGAGTAGCAGTTTATATGGATACTGAGACTTCCGTGAGTAGAGAATTTCTTGAAGCTATTGGAATAGATGTAAGTAATATGTTATATTTACATTTAGAAACAATAGAAGATATTTTCGAAGCCATTGAAAAAATTGTTGTAAAGATTCGTGAATCAGATAAAGATAGATTAGTAACAATCTTGGTTGATTCTTTAGCAGCAGCTACTACTAAAGTAGAGTTAGAGGCTGATTTTGAAAAAGACGGATGGGCTACATCTAAAGCAATCATCATATCAAAAGCGATGAGAAAGATTACTCAAATGATTGGTAGACAGAAGATAGCTTTAGTATTCACTAATCAACTCAGACAAAAACTCGGAGTAATGTTCGGAGACCCGTGGACTACAAGTGGTGGAAAAGCATTACCATTCCACGCTTCAACACGTATCAGATTGAAAAATGTTGGACAAATCAAAGATAAAAAGACTAATACAATCGGCATGAAAATGAGAGCTCAAGTCATTAAAAATAGACTAGGTCCTCCCATGAGGCATGCCGATTTTAATTTATACTTTGAAAGTGGTATTGATGATGATGGTAGTTGGCTACAGGTATTAAAAGATCATAAATTGTTAAAACAAGGTGGTGCTTGGTATACTATGACAAATCAAAATGGAGAGGAATTAAAATTCCAATCTAAAGATTGGTCAGAGCAATTACAAGACCCTGAATTTAAAGAATATTGTTATAACTTAATTTGTGGTAAAGTGATTCTTAAATACGATAAAAACTTTGGTATAGATGATGTAACTGTAGCAGAAGAATCAGATGGACAATGATAGATATATATCTATATTAAATGAGATACGAAAACACGGCGGCGAGATAGATTCAGGTAAGCCTGATGATAAAGTACTGATAATAGATGGCTTAAATACTTTCATTAGAGTATTTAGTGTTATACCAACTCTCAATGATGATGGGATTCACGTTGGGGGAATAGTTGGTTTTCTGAAATCGGTCGGTTATGCAATTAAAATGCTCAATCCCACCCGATGCATAGTTGTATTTGATGGTAAAGGCGGGTCTGTCCGCCGCCGTAAATTATATCCAGAATATAAAAAGAAGCGTAAGTCAAAGATTCGTCTTAATAGAGCTAATGATTTTTCTTCAGTAGATGATGAACGAAAATCAATGTTTATGCAGGTTCAACGTTCTGTTGAATATCTTGAACAACTTCCTATAACTATACTATCAATAGATAATATAGAGGCTGATGATACTATAGCTTATATTTCAACAACTGTATTACCTAAAAGTGATATTATTATTATGTCTACGGACAAGGATTTTATTCAGTTAGTAGATAATCGAATTTCTGTTTGGAGTCCTACTAAGAAAAAATTCTATGATACTAAAGAAGTGTTAGAAGATTTTGAAGTTCCTTCTAAGAATTATTTACTTACAAGGATTTTTGAAGGTGATAAATCAGATAATATATCTGGAATTAATGGTATAGGAAAAAAGACTTTATTGAAAAATTTCCCTTATATAAATGATGAAAATCAATATATAAGTATAGAGGATATATTACAGGCAGCTAAATCTAACGATAGTAATAATATTCATAACAAAAGAGTTAATGATATTATACTTGATAATAAGAAAAAAATACTTTTAAATTATAAGTTAATGCAACTTAATGATGTAGATATTTCACAGCATCAAAAGTTAAAAATACTTGATACAGTTAATAAACCAATTTCTAAGTTAGTTAAGCATAAATTTCAAACAATGTTTATGGATGATAAGTTATATTCAACGTTACCAAATTTAAATAGTTGGTTAGCCACTTCGTTTAATAAATTAAATAATATGGCAGAAAAGTCTTATGGGAAGAAAACGTAAATATTTTACAAAAAAGGAAAAGCGTGAAGCTCAACGAAAATGGCAGATGGAATATTATGAACGTAATAGTGAGCAATTAAAAAAAGAAGCTAGAGATAGATATAAATTAAAACGTGTAGAAAAAATTAAAGAAGAAAAAAGAAAAAAATTATATGGCGAATGATTCTAAATTAACACGCTTTGGGCAACAATTTCAAATAAAAGTAATATCATCTTTATTGGAAGATAAAATATTTTTACAAACTATTCATGATATTATTGAGAGTAGTTATTTTGAATCTGATGCAAATAAGTGGTTAGTTGGAACTATTATAGGATATTATTTAAAATATAAGAGGTCTATTACTCTTGAAGTAATGAAAGTTAAAATAGATGGTATTGATGATGGTGTTTTAAAAGTTTCAGTTATAGAAAATTTAGGAAATGCTTGGAGAAATATTAATGCTACGGATTTGGAATTTATCAAATCACAAACTATAGATTTTTGTAAAAATCAAGTTCTTAAAAGTGCTATAGTACAGTCAGTAGACTTATTACAAAATAGAGATTATGATGGTATTAAAAAACTTATAGATGATGCACTTAAAGCTGGAGCAGAGAGAGATTTAGGTCATGATTATACTACGGGAATTGAAGATAGGTTACTTAAAAGTGTTAGGAATACAGTAGTTACTCCGTGGGATTCTATAAATGATATAATGGATGGTGGATTGGGTAAAGGTGAATTGGGTGTTGTTGTAGCACCTGCTGGTATTGGTAAGACTTGGTGTTTACAGGCTATAGCTGCTAATGCATTAAAAAAAGGATTAACAATTGTTCATTATACATTAGAGTTGAATCAAGAGTATGTTGGATTGAGATATGATTCAATTATTAGTGGTACACCAACGGCTAATATAAAATTTTATAAAGATGAAGTTCAAAAGAAAGTTGAAGCAATGAAAGGAAAACTTCTCATTAAATATTTTCCAACGAAATCTGCTTCAGTTCAAACTTTGTCAGCACATTTAAAAACAATAGAATTACAACAGATAGAGCCAGATATTGTTATTGTTGATTATGCAGATATTTTGAGAGGTGTAGGTACAGAAAAAAGGCATATTTTAGAAAATATTTATGAAGATTTACGAGGATTAGCAGGAGAATATGAAGTTCCAATATGGACAGCCTCTCAGGCAAACAGAAGTTCATTAGAGGAAGAAATTATTGATGCAACTAAAGTTGCAGAAGCATATAGTAAAGTAATGATAGCAGATTTCGTAGTATCAGTTAGTAGAAAGGTTGAAGATAAGATTGCAAATACAAGTAGGTTTCACGTTATAAAGAATCGATTTGGTATAGATGGAGTAACCTTTCCAGCAAGTATGAATACAAATATTGGTAAGATTCAGATTTATGAATCAACAACCCAGAGTGGTCGCGAGGTGCAGGGGAAGATGGATAATAGTCAAGAGTATCTACGAAAGCAATTATCACAAAAACATCAAGAATTTCAAAAGGATGTGGATGGTTTTGAATAGGAATGTTATATATATTATATTTATGAAAGGTGTAAGATATAGTTTTATGAAAATTAGGATGCGACAAAAGGAGAAAAGTTTATATGGAAAAGTTTAAGTTGTCAGAAAATTTTGTTAATAAATACAAAAGAAAAAAACCACCGTTTGGTTTTAATGGATTAGGTGAATTGGTTTATATGAGAACTTATTCTCGTATCAAAGAGAATGGTAAAAATGAACGTTGGTGGGAAACAATTAAACGGGTTATAGAGGGAACATATTCAATGCAAAAAAATTGGATTGAACAACATCAATTAGGTTGGAATCCTTGGCAGGCACAAAACTCAGCCCAAGAAATGTATGATCGAATGTTTAATATGAAGTTTTTACCTCCTGGCCGTGGTCTTTGGGCAATGGGAACATCCATAACAGAAGAAAGGGGATTATATGCAGCTCTTAATAACTGCGCATTCGTATCAACTTCTACCTTAAAGGACGATTACTCAAAACCATTCTGTTTCTTAATGGACGCATCAATGTTAGGTGTAGGAGTTGGTTTTGATACAAAAGGTGCAGGCGAGGTTATGATTAAATTACCTAATCCAAATAGGGGTATAGAAGAATATGTGATACCAGATACACGAGAAGGTTGGGTAGAATCATTAAAATTATTATTAGAAAGTTATTTTCACGGAGCAGCAGAAGTTCAATTTGATTATTCAAAAATTAGACCAGAGGGGGCATCAATAAAGGGATTTGGTGGTGTATCAAGTGGTCATGAACCACTAAAAGAAGTTCTTGGGGAAATTAGAAAAGTATTAAATAGAAATGTAGGTGAACCAATTACAATTACTACTATTGTAGATGTTATGAATTTGATTGGTAAGTGTGTTGTAGCAGGTAATGTAAGACGAACTGCAGAAATAGTATTTGGAGATCCACATGATGAGGAATATTTAGATTTAAAAAATTATAAAGTAAATAAACACAGAGAAACATATGGTTGGACTTCCAACAATTCAATATACGCAGAACTTGGTATGGATTATACTGAAGTATGTAAGAGAATAAATGGTAATGGTGAACCAGGTTTTGCATGGTTAGAGAATATGAGAAATTATTCTCGTATGAAAAATGGAACAGATAAGAAAGACCATAGAGTTGCAGGTGGAAATCCTTGCCTCGAACAATCACTTGAAAGCTACGAGCTTTGTTGTCTTGTAGAAACATTTCCAAACAATCACGAATCATTAGAGGATTATCAAAGGACACTTAAATATGCCTATCTGTATGCTAAAACCGTAACACTTGGTAAAACTCATTGGAGTGATACTAACAGAGTTATGTTAAGAAACAGACGGATTGGTTGTAGTGTAAGTGGGGTTGCACAGTTTATTACAAAACACGGAATGGAAGAATTAAGAAAATGGTTAGAAGATGGATATGATACTATTCAAAAATGGGATTGTATGTATTCTGATTGGTTTGCCATACCGAAGTCGATAAAAACGACTTCAGTAAAACCAAGTGGTACGGTTTCACTTTTAGTAGGAGCAACTCCAGGAATGCACTATCCAGAGTCAAGATTCTACATAAGACGGATGAGGTTGTCAAAACATTCAGAACTAATAGAACCACTAAAGAAAGCAGGTTACAAAATAGAACCAGCCTTTGGTTCAGAAGATTCTACAATGGTGGTAGAGGTGCCGGTAGATGCAGGAGAGGGTATAAGGACAGCGGCTGAACTTTCGATTTGGGAACAATTCAGTTTAGCCGCGTTCTTACAACGACATTGGGCAGACAACCAAGTTAGTTGTACAGCCACATTTGACCCTGATACTGAATCAGCTGAACTACCACACGTTTTAAATTATTTTCAATATAAATTAAAAGGTATATCATTACTACCGAGAGCAAATGGTGGTGTTTATAAGCAAATGCCATATGAAGGAATTACAGAAAAAGAGTATAGTAAACAAGTTAAAAAACTTGGATACTTGAGTTTTGTTGGCGTTGAAGGTGAACAAGCCGAAGTAGATAAGTTTTGTAATAACGATGTTTGTGATATACCAGAAGCATGACAAGAATTCACATACCACAAGGCAGGCAGTTGACGCACCTGTAAAAAAATGCGTCCTAACAATAACAAAATAAGGAGACGTTTTATGAATAATAAACGTAACTTAATCTCGTTAGTAGCAACATTTCTAATGCCTATGTTCATTTATGGACAAAGTGTTAGTGGTACAGTTGCTGATGAGTCAGGTAGTCCCTTGGCTGGAGCCAATGTAGTTGTAGAAGGAACTGATTTAGGTGCCGCTTCTTTAGAAGATGGTACTTATTCGATTTCGATTGGAGAAGGTTCTTATACAGTTACAGCTTCTGTTATTGGATATCAATCATCCACTGCATCAGTAGATGTTAGTGGTGATGTAACACTCGACTTTAGTTTAGCGGTTTCCGCAGTCGAGATGTCAGCATTAGAAGTTTTAGCTTCTCGTGCAGGCGAAAAAACACCTGTTGCACATACAACGGTAGTAAAGGAAGAACTTGAGTTTCGTCTTGGTTCGCAAGACTTACCAATGTCTCTTAACTTAACACCATCAGTATATGCTACGCAACAAGGTGGTGGTGCGGGTGATGCTCGTATCAATGTTCGTGGTTTCAATCAGCGGAATGTAGCCGTGATGATTAACGGAGTCCCACAGAATGATATGGAGAACGGTTGGGTCTATTGGTCTAACTGGGATGGTGTAGCAGACGCTTCACACTCTATCCAGATCCAACGTGGATTGTCCGCAGTCAACTTGGCAACACCTTCTATTGGTGGAACTATGAATATCATAACAGATCCTGCCACTCACGAAAAGGGTGGTAAGTTCAAGCAAGAAAGTGGTGCAGGTGGTTTTCTAAAAACTACTCTGAATTACAATAGTGGTCTTATTGGTGATAAACTCGCCTTGAGTGGTGCTATTGTAAGAAAAACAGGTGATGGTGTCATAGACAAGACATGGACAGACGCTTGGGCATATTATTTCGGTGCAAGTTACGCATTGGATAGTAAGAACCGATTCGAATTATACGCAATCGGTGCCCCACAACGTCATGGTCAGAATCTATACAAACAGAATCTCGGTGCTTATGATGCCGATTTTGCTGAGAGTTTTGGTGATTATGACTCACTAAATGTAGATGGATATGATCAAACCGCACTTGGTACAGAAGATGGTGAAGGTAAGTTCGTAGATGTTGGACGATTCTTTAATCAGAATTGGTCACCAATTAGTTCAGATTATACTGGTAAACAATATTGGTATATGTATGGTGCTAAAACGGTAGACAGACACGATCCTAACTTCTTAAATGAAAGAGAAAACTACTTTCATAAACCATTAGTAAACCTTAACCATTATTTAACTATCAACGACAAAACAAGGTTGAGTTCAGTCTTGTATTGGAGTGGTGGTTCAGGTGGTGGAACAGGTACTTATGGTAAAATACCGACACTTGATGCAGATGGTAACTTGGGTGATGATGATTACAAGTTCTATTATGGTCGTGGTCCCTGGACACGCGATTGGAATACACTTGTAGCATATAACTCAGGTGATGCAGACACGGTTTATGTAGATAAATCAGCTCTCGTCAGAACGCACGGTGAAGGTAATAACCAATCAGTTGGTATTCTTCGTAATAGTATCAATCGTCAAAGCACGATTGGTCTTATTTCTAAACTTAACTATGATTTGAGTGATGCACTTAAATTACAATTTGGTTTAGATTGGAGAACAGCAGGTATAGAACACGCACGTGAAGTTCGTGATTTACTTGGTGGTGATTATTATGTGGATTACGCAGATGATAATTCTCCCGATGGTAAAAGAGTTGAGTTAGGTGATATTATCGCTTATCACAATGAAACTACTGTTGATTGGTTAGGTGGATTTGTACAAGGAGCTTACGCTTCAGGTCCACTTTCAGCATATGGTATGGGTGGAGTATCAAGCATTGCTTATACTTACCAAGACCATTTCACAGTTGCTGATGAAGTAATAGAAGCTGACGCTATTATTACTACACAGTTCAAAGGTGGAGCAATGTATGATATTACTGATGGCATTAGTGTTTTCGGTAATTTTGGTATAGTAGAAAAACCGCCCATTATGGATAATGTGATTTATTTTGATGGAACGGTTGCTTCAGACCCAGCAAACGAAAAGTTCATCAGTTCAGAAGCTGGTGTAAGTTATTCGTCAGGTCTTGGAGCAGTTAAAGTGTCCGCATACAGTACAGATTGGAAAGATAGAAACCTTACCAAATCTGTAACAAGTGGACAAGGTTCAAGTGGTGATACTGATGTTATATTCCTAACTGGAATTAATCAGAA